CTTATGGCACCAGATAAGACAAGTTGCTTTGAAAGGCAGAAGAACAGGCCTAGGTATTACAGGTTTAGGTGACGCGTTGGCAATGTTAGGGCAGACTTACGGCTCAGATAAATCAATAGAAACGACAGAAGAAATATATAAATGGTTATCGCTAGCTTCGTACGAAGAGTCTATAACACTTGCGAAAGAAAGAGGATCTTTCCCAATATGGAAACTGGAAAAGGAAGAAAATCATCCTTTTATAAGTCGAGTGATATCAGAACTTCTGCCGCATAAAATATCAGATTATCACACTTATGGAAGAAGAAACATTGCGAATACAACAACCGCACCTGCAGGCTCTGTTTCGTGCTTAACACAAACAACTTCAGGCATTGAGCCGGCTTTCATGCTTCATTATACAAGAAGAAAAAAGGTTCAGAATAATGAAGAAGTCATGTTTGTAGATGACTTAGGTGACAAGTGGATAGAGTTCACAGTGTATCATCACTACTTTGAAAAGTGGTTAAATTCTAGTGCTTCACCTGGTTCGCTTTCTTTTGATGACCCATCTGATATTGTACAATATAGTCCATATTCTGGTGCGACAGCAAATGAGATTGATTGGCGTGCAAAAGTAAAACTTCAATCAGTTGCACAAAAGTGGATTTGCCACGCAATATCAAACACTACTAACCTTCCTTCTAGTATTGATGTAGACACTGTAAAAGATATTTATATGCTAGGGTGGGAATTAGGTTGTAAGGGCGTTACTGTTTATCGCGATGGCTCGCG